CTGGGAGTTCATCGAGACCGACGATGTCGGTGCCGATATCTGGTCGAGACGCGGCGTCACAGCGAAACAATCCGTGCCATCCGACAGAACGACCGTCATCAAACCCGCGCCGCACGAGGCCGTCGTCGCGGACCCCGAGCACGTCAGGGTGACGGCATAGGTTGAGCCCGCGTTGTAAACGAGGTAGACGCCCTCGATGCTCGGCACCGTGATCGTCGGCGCGGCCGACAGCCCGCCGTCGGTCAGTATGAAGCCGATGTTCCGCGCTTGGTTGTCCGCCTTCGCCGTCGTGGTCAGCGTGACGTTTCCGGTGAGCGAGACCGTCTCGACACCGCTGCACAGCTTCTCCAGCAGGCTCAACGCGTTGTTCAGCCCGTTCGCGGAGTCGATACCCCAAGCGTTCAGGCTATCGCCCAACCCCTGGAGCGGGATGCCGTTGTTGGTCGTCGTTACGGTCATGATGCTATCGCCCGATCTGTCACGCGCCGCCAATTCGTCCCGTCGCTAAAACAAGGGATGGCGCCGCCTGTTTCGTCGCTTACGTAGATCCATTGGCCCGCCGGGGCCGCGCTCGGGAGCGTCCCCACCGTCGCGATCCGCATCCGGTAAACCTGCTCCTGGCGGACGGACGTTGCCTCGATCTGGGCCAGGCGCGGCTGGATTACCCGAATGAACTGAAAAGCCCACTGCGCCCACGTCTGGCGTGATGGCATCGGCGACGGCAGGTTCATACGATCATCACATCAAGCTGAGTTTTTAGGGGGGCACCGGAGTAGACCGCCCGCGCGCTTTCACCCTTCAACGCGGCGATGGCGCGGTCGTAGAGGCCAAGCCAGACCTGCAACCGCCCGTCGTCCTCGAGGTACGGGGCGGAGTGGACCAGCGAGCCGTAGAGGTAGATGTCCGGGTAGTTCGTCAGGAGCCAGTTCGTGTCGGTGTCGTCAGACAGCGCCGTCAGCCCCGCGTTGTAGAAAAGCGTGATGCTGTAAGCCGCATCGCTCGGGGGGCGGAGGTACATCGTCGAGCCGAGGATGGCGTAAGCCGCCGGCCGCGCCGTCGCGGTCGACGGGTACTCGTTGAACAGGTCACGAATGGTTTTGTTCTCCAGCGTGACCTTGGGTGACGATTCCAGAATGACCGCTTCCGCTGACACATAGTCGCTCGGGAGCGCGACGCTTTCCCCGCTTGCCGCAAGCGACAGGGTGTCCGTCGTCTGCTGGAGCCGGTGCGTCGTGTCCCGCTGAAAATTGACCTCGAACAGCCGCACGAAGTCCGGCACCTTGGCGACGAACGCCGTGTCGCCGGTCCGCGTCAGTTCCGCCGCGATCGACGTCTTGAGTTCGCCGAAGTTAGACAGCGCCATCGCGGATCTCCTTGAGGATCGCGCCTAGATCCCACGGCTCGCGGCAGATAGTCAGGCTGCGATACCAAGGATGCGTCCGGCCTTCGACGCCATATCGCCAATGGTGGTAGTCGTCGGGCAACAAAACCCACGTGGGCGTCCCGAGAGCGCCCGCCAGGTTCACGACGGACGTCGGGACACTCACGACGGCGTCGAGTTCGGCGACCAGCGCCGCCGTGTCGTCGTAGTCCTGCGACTGCGTGAGCCAGGGCCAGTGATGAATGCCGGGAACGACCGGCGGAAGGTTATATTGAAGCGATACGAGCGTGACATCGGCGGGGTCTTTGAAAGGCGAAACCCCCAGGCCCTCCAGTAGCCACTCAGCATCAACCTGTCGCTCAAAGCCTCCCGATTTGAACCGCCCCCCAGTCCAGGCAACGCCTATCTTCAAGCTGGGCAACTCGTCCAACATCGCCCGCACGGCCTTTCGGCGATCCGGGCATGCCTTGAGATACGGCGTTCCAGGGCAGTCGTCGGGCGACCGCCGGAAATGTCCCGGCAGGCTGCTAATGGCGACCTTGTGCGTCGGACGAAACTTGCTCGACCACGCATCGTTCGGCTGCGATCGGGTCGGGTGAACGCGCGCCCACGGGAAGGACCGCTGGAACAGCCCCCGAAGTCGCGGCGTCGTCTCGATGGCCACGTCCGGCCCGAAGTTCTCGAGGTCCGGCAGACACGCGGCGTAAAACACCTCGTCGCCGATGCCTTGCTCGCCATAAACGACCAGCCGATTGGGTTTACCGTCACGCATCCCGTCGTTGCCGAAAGAAAAAATCATCTCCTCCGCATCGGCAGCCGGCGGGACATCCCAATATTCCGCGCGCCCGTAGAACCGCTCAACCCGATCTGCATCGCCGATTTGAAGGTCGACCATCGGCCACGCCTCGCGCCACTGCCCAAGCGCGAGATAGGCCAGCCCTAAATTCGTGAAGGCGGCTTTCTCGTCCGCGTTGATCTCGATCGCCTTCCGAAAGAGCGGGACGGCCTTGTCTAGCGCGCCCATGCGGAGGAACGACGTCGCGGCATTGCAGAGAGCCCAGTAATAGTCCGGCTCCCGCTCCAGCGCGGTCTGGTACGCCGCCAGCGCGTTCGCGTGATCGCCCCACTCATCGAAGCATCGGCCCAGCCCGGTCCACCCGGCGGCTTTCTCGGGAACGGTTTGGGCCACCCGATGAAAGAGCTGGTACGCCAGGCCGGGATCGCCGCCGTCAAACAGCGTCGACCCCATGACGTACAGCGCCTCCGGGTTTTCTGGAGCTTCGTTTAGCGCCGCCTTGAGCGTCAGCAGCGCGTCATCCATCCGGCCCGCCTCGATGTGCGAGCGGGCAGCGGCTAGACGTTCCAATGCGCCCCCCGCAGCTTCTGCCACTCGTTGTCGTTCAGCAGGCGCTTGACCGCAGGCCAGTGGTCGCGGTTATAGACGTCGACGCCCTTCTCCAGTTTCCACTTCAGGATGATGCTCGCGGGGATCGAACCGACGTAGCGCATGTCCTTCGACGGGGTCCAGCCTCCCGTACCGTCGGTCGCGCGGCGTTGGTTCGCCTCCAGAATCGGAGCCACATCCTGCTCGGTGTGGATCACGAACTTGCCCGGACCGGTGTACTCAAAGGTTTCCTTGAGGCCCGTTTCCGGGTCGAAGTCGAGAAGTCGTTTCACTGCCTTGCAACCTCCACGTGGTTAGTATCGACCCACCATCGGCGACCCTGCGTGTCCTCGACGTTGATCCACCATCCAACGAGCCCAAGAAGCTCTTTCACGAAGTGACCGTGGCCAAATCGGGTGGCGTCAAAATCGAACTCAACCCCCGCCAGGGTGGGGTCTTCCCTCGTCACGCGGAGGCGGGCGCCCCAATCAGACCCCCACGGCGTAAGCCGCTCGAAAATTTTGCGGCGCTGCTCATCAAGCCAGTATGGAATGGATACAGTGGCCCTCCGGTCACCCCCGGTTCTCCGGGCCGGCGCCACGTAGGGGAACAGCACGAGAGAGTCCTGCTGCGCCGCCTGACGAGCTTTCCAGCCCGCTCGCCACTTGCGCGCATTCCTCGTTTCGCGCGCTCGGGACCATCGTTTGGCCTCTGCCTCCCACTGGCCAAAATCTGCTTTGCGCTGGCGGTTCTGCTTTAGCGAGTAGCCCCCGCGTTCAAGGCCATCTCGCCAGACGGCATCTATCGCCATGACCGCCGCATCTCGGGGCAGCGAGTCGTAAACGTCGTCATCGAAATCAACGGCAACGCCGCCGATCCCTTCTTCAAGATCTAGGTAGCCGAAGTACATTCCGCCCCCGAAAGAGGAACGGGGCGCCCGAAGACGCCCCGCCCATCATCACGCGACCACGAGGTCCGCGATCTTGCCCGAGGCCTTCTCGTTGAGGGCCTTGAGCGTGTACTCGCCCACGATGTGCCACTTCTCGGAGTCGCCGGTCTTCGCCAGCTTTTCCTTGAAGAACGGACGCAGCGCGGAGACCTCCCAGTAGTCCCAGTCGATCACAGCCGCCGTGCGGCCGCGCATGAACCGGTTCGGGACGATCGCGAGCTGACCGAAGTCCGAGACGTAGACATCGGCAGCGCCGATGATTTCCGCCTGACCGATCTTCGGCGCCGTATCGCGGTACAGAGTCGCGATACCGGAGAACCCGGACGCGATCTGCTTGTTGTACTTGCCGACCATGAGAGTCGTCGGATCACCGCCCTCGTCCCAGACACTCGCCAGCACCGTCTTGAGGAGAGCCTCGGTGAAGGTGCGGACGGTCGTGCCGTCGGTCAGGTCGGTCGTCGGAGCGCCGGACGTCGTCACGGGCGTCGTGCCGTCCGTGTAGTTGTCCTTGTTGGTGGCGATCCAACGCTCGATGCCGGCCATCTGACGGGCCGTGGCGGAAGAACCCGCGACGGCAACCGTGTTCTGGCACAGAGCGTATTCGAGGTCGCGTTTCAGCTCCTTGCCGCGCTTGGCAAGCTGATACGCGAGTTCCGACTCGCGGCCGGCCTTGTCGACGGCCTCGGTCGTGCCCGACACCTGGACGGTCTTCTTCAGGATCTGGGTGTAGTTGCCCAGCCGAAGCGTCGCGGTGATAGTGTTCGGGGACGAGTCGTCACCGTCGAGGTTGGCGTTGGCAGCCGCCGCCGCGAGCGCATCGGTCTGCCACTCGGCATACGTGCGATCGGCGCCGCCCTTCTTCGCGTTTGAGGCGAATGGGGTCTCGACGGGACTGATATCGAAGATGATATCTTCGAGGTCTTCGCGATCACCGACGATATCGAATTCGGTAGTCGTACCAGCGGGAACAGCCATGGGTTTCTCCTCTCATGGGCTGTCCGCCTAGGGTCAGGTGCGGCGTCCGCGCGCCATCAACAGCTTGGCGGCGTCGTCGACAGACCCGGATCGGCGGAGGTTCTTGTGAAGTCTCGCCATCCGGGGACCGGGGCCTTTCTGCGGGGGTGCCGAGGCCTCAGACTTCACCGGCTTCGGTGGAGCCTTCGAGACCTTCTTCTTTGCAGCCGAGACCTTCTCCGCCGTCTTCTTCTGCGACGCCCGATATCGCGCGGCATCCAGAGCCACCAGAAGAGCCCGGTGGTCGATGATGCCGTTCAGCTCTTCCGGCCTGAACCTGTAGTGGGCTATCAGCGCGGACGAAATCTGATCACGATCGGCAGCCGCAACCTTCGGATCACGCCATTCCGGCAGAGCTCGAAGGAGTCGGGCCTGCTCCGCCGCGAGCGTCTGACGCTGCGCTTCCGCAGTCTGGCGCTGGCGGCTGGCGAGGAATTCATTCCTCTTGGCCTGTTCCTTCTCCCACGCACGCATGCGCTCCCAAGACCCGATGGGGTCGCTGGGGTCGTCCTCTGGTTTCGGTGGAGAGAACTCGGCCAGAAATTCGGCTTCCGCGCGGACCCGCGATTCCCATTCCTGGCGTTGGCTCTGAAGCGCGCGACGCTCTTCCGCGATGGATTGCGTCTTGCGCGTGTAGTCCTCCATCCGAAGGTAGCCG